ACTTGAAATGATAGGGTTTGATTCATCAACCGGAGTTATTGGTATGAAAATTGAAACTCTAGCGTTAGGTATTCCAAATCCATTATTCGCGGTTACTCTACCAACAACCACACCATATTGAGAACAACTTTTAATGTAGATATCTTCTTGTTGTAAAGTTAAAGATAAAATTTCTAAAAATTCAAATTGTTGGTCTAACTGAACATTAATTGTTTTATTAACCCCTAACTCCGTTCTTATTCTATATGATTGTCCCATCAAACTACTTTATTTAATAAATACTTATTATAGGATTTTTAAAATAATCCCATTATTAAAATTATAGAATAAAGTCAAATAAAGTGAACTTGTTATGAGAAAGTTATTGATTGGAAATTTTTAACAGATATTCTAATGTCTCTGTTAGGGTATCTCACTTGATATACTTGTGATGGTTGTGCAAATATGGTATCATCCACCGGACCAATTTGTTTTGTTTCAAGATTTGAATATTCCATAGATGTTTCAGCTGATGAATATTGACCACCAACTTCGTTAAAAATGTCAATTCCCGCAACAGTTAAAACCCCATTCGTATTTTGGACAATACTCCTTAATTCCGAAAGATACACATTTTGACCTAAATTCCTTGTTTGAGGGTTGAAATATGCCGAAACTTTATCAACAACACTCGCAATTACTTGTCCCGAGTTTTGTGCGGAATCTAAAACAATTGAAATGTCCATACTTAAATCGATAACTTCCGCACTTAATATGGAAATGTAATCGTTCATCATTCTATAATTTGATAAATAATTTGCAATGTTTTGTCTTAAAGTATTTGAAACAATATTTGTTAATTTACCTGAAGTATCGTAGGATAATATCTGTATTAAAATTTTATTATCATTTTCAGTTATTGAAACTTTTGCTGGTGCTCCAAATTGAGCCGGCATATTTCTAATTAAAGATTCATAATCTTGAACCGTAACCGCTCTTTTTTGTGCCGAAAAATTAAATGAAACATAATTTCTAATCTCTTCTAAAGAAGGTATTCCCGCTCCACCAATAGCCGCAGTCACATTATTACAACGTAAAGAATTCACAACAGAGGTGTTTGTAACCTCTGACGGTCCATTAACAAAAAAGGAAACCGTACCAATCTGATTAATTACATTGGTACCTAAATTAGTTGCTAATCCTCCACCAATTCTATATTGAATAAATAAGGTAGAATTCGGTGTTAAAGTTGAACCTAATGAAAAGTTATTTGAGTATTTTTGTAATTCTAATGTAGTCCCTAAAGTCGTAAACTGATTTAATTGGTCTTGGGCCGTATTGGTTCCTCCACCAAAAGTCATTTTCTTAAATCCTTCAGGTGTATATTCGGTTATAAATCTATTTTGTGTTTGAATATATCTACCTACTTTAATTCCCGGTTGGTCGGAAACTTTTGTTGGGTCTTCAACAAACACTCTATCTTCAGCTAAGGCATCCACTTCATACCATCTATTCTCTAACCCTAAAAATTCCGCTGTCGTTGGGACATTCGTATAATTAGTTCCATTTTTCAATAAAACACTTGTAATCCCTAAAACATTTTTTTCAGGTAAAAACAATTCAAAAAATGGTCTAACGTCATTCGCGCCAATCACCCTTTTGAATATTTTTGTAATTCCATTAACAACTATTTCTCTTTTTGTTATAGTATAATTTACCAAAACATTATTCGCATTAAAGTTTGGTATTTTTAATCTATTTGGAAATCCTTGAGCGTTATATGGTGACGCAAAATCAATATCATAAACATTTTCAAATACAATACCCGCACCAACGACTTGAGAACCTCTTGACAATGTTCCAAGATATCTCTCATCTTCTTTATCACCAAACGCAGGAACTGTAATAGAAAAATCAACCAATGAAACTGAAGGTCTTTGTCCCGGTAATTTCAAACCGTAAGTTCGTGCTATGTTGTAAATTGACGACCTTTGTTGGGCATATTGTAATACAGTCTCTTGAATACTCCTATCTATATTATAGTGTAGATTATCCGCAACTGCCGCATTCAAATCAAGAAATACCGAAAAAACTGAAGCGTCATTAAAATCCTGAATCAAATCAGGATAATATGTTCGAGTATAATTTAATAAGTCTGTCCTAATTGATTGATAATCTCTACTACTGTACGATATTCTATTGTTTGCCATATTATTTAAATATTAATGATAACAAAATCACTCCCTCCAAATGTAGAACCATTAGTGGAATAATCTATTCTTATTTTTGCAGTATATTCTGCGGTTCCTTTACCCGGAAATCTATATATTGACGATTCACTAGTTCCTACAAAATTTTGTCCCGTTGCAATATCCACCTCTTCTTGTGGGTCAGCAGGAGTTATCGATAAACTATTAACTAATAAATTTGGCATAAAAGTCTCAATCGCGTCTCTTATGTCAGATTCAATTGCGTTAAATGTTAACCCATCAAAAGGTTCGAATAAAAATTCATACAATCTTGTACCAAATTGAGGTAAATAATATCTTGACCCCTTTCTAGTTAATAATAAATGAATTAAATCAGCTTTTATTTCATCTGATTCAAATTCGGTTAATTGAAGGTAATCTCCCCTTAAAGAATCTCTAAAAGGAAAATTAATACCATAAGTAATTCCATCTGCCATAACTATAAATATATTACTCTATTTTTTTCTATAAATAGATAAAAAAAGAAAATCCCAACATTAAGTTGGGATTTATTTTTAAGATGAACATCCAAAACATTCAAATGGACTATCTTCAGGTTTAGTTGTTGTGTTTACAATTTCAACTTTAGGTATTTCCACACTTGTTTTCGGTTTTTGAATTTTTGAAATATCCACCGCTAAATGTTTTGCCCCTGTTGATATCGCTTTAGTTCTAACATAATAACACAATGTTTTTAAACCTTTTGACCACGAATGGAAATGAGATGAAGTAATTTTTGATAATGTTGGATTCGACATATAGATATTCATTGATTGAGATTGGTCAATAAATGGTGCTCTATCTGCAGCCATATCAATTAATTCTCTTTGAGAAATTTCCCAAATAGTTTTATATTTGTTAATCAAATGTTCCGCTCTTTTAACTTTTTTAGCGTAATGTTTATCTTCTGGGTCGAGATAGTTATTGAAATTAATATTTTGGATTGAACCCTCATTTAGAATGATTTCATTTTTCAAATCTTCATTCCAAATGCCAATTTTTTCAAAATCAGTAATTAAATACTTGTTTACAATTAAAATCTCACCTCCAACAACACGTCTATTAAACAACGCCGAGTGAGCCGGTTCGGTCATTTCAAAAGAACCTGTAATCTTAGCCGAAGACGCAACCGGCATTTGTGCTGTGAATAAAGAGTTACATACCCCATATTTTTTAACATCTTCTTTCAATGAAGTCCAATCTAAAAATAATTCAGATTCATTCAATCCCCACATATCGAATTGTAAAATACCTTTTGACATTGGAGAACCTTCGAAATATTTGTAAGGTGTTCTAACACCTGATTTACATAATTCCATACTTTCAGTCACTGCCGCGAAGTATATTGCCTCAAAAACATTTTTATTAAGTGTTTTCGCTTCTTCTGATGTGAAAATATAATCCATTAAGTAGAATACATCCGCTAATCCTTGTGTACCAATCGCGATGGCTCTTTGTTCAAGACCACCTTTCAATCCTTTCTCAGTTGAGTAGTTGTTTTTATCAACAACATTATTCAATGCTCTTACTACTTTTCTAACTTCACTAATTAAAAGATTATAGTCAAATTTACCATCTCTAATAAAGTTCTTTAATACTATAGATGATAAAGTACAAATAGCCGTTGTTTCTTCATCTGTAAATTGATAAATCTCATTACAAAGATTGGATTGTTTGATAACACCAATGTTTTGGTGATTTGTTTTTTTGTTCGCATTATCTTTTGAACATAAATAAGGAACTCCTGTTTCAATTTGAGATTCCACAATTTTTGACCAAATGTCTTGTGCTTTAATTTTCTTACCAAGACCCATTTCAACCGCTTTGTCATAGTTAGCTTCGTATTCTTCACCATAACACTCTTGAAGTGGTTTAATTCCCGCTTTGATAATATCGTTAGGACAGAACAAATACCAATCCCCATTATCTCTAACCGCTCTCATAAAGTTGTCCGGAATCCATAATGCTGTAAATAAATCTCTCGCTCTTAATTCTTCCATACCTGTATTTTTCTTTATATCCAACAAGTCCATAATGTCCTTATGCCAAGGCTCTAAATAAATCGCTGCACTACCAGGTCTTCTACCTTGTTGATTAAAGAACCTTAAAGATTCATTAACGATTTTCAAATACTTTAATAATCCACCCGCAAATCCACCTGAAGTGTTAATTCTACTTTCTTTACTTCTAATGTTAGACATTGATAATCCAATACCTGCCGCATCCGAAGAATAAGTAGAAATATCGTTTAAACTTTCCAACAACCCATTACGAGAATCGGAGTTATTATAATGTAATACACAAGACGCCAACTGAGGAACTCTAGTTCCCGAGTTAATCATAATTGGTGTTGCTGGTGATATTAATTGATTTGATAACGAATTATAATAATCCATTGCTTCTTCATAGGTATTTGTCACCCATAAAGCCACTCTCATATACATATGTTGTGGTCTTTCAACTACTTTACCTTGAGGTGTTTTTAATAAATACATTTCTTGTAATGACCTCCAAGCGAAATAATCAAAATTATAATCATTCTCGTGATTGATTTTTTCATCAATTTTTTCTGGTCCGTAGTTTTTAATAACATCAATTAGTTTTTCGTTAACAACACCCAAATCGTATAACTCCATCATAGTCTCCGAGAAACTTTCTTTAGTTACTTTATGATACGAAGAAATCGCAACCGATGACGCCAATCTTGAATAATCGTGATGACTACCAGTATAAGCCGCCGCAATCTCATAGATAAGTTTATCTAACTCTTTAGTGGTAATCAAACCTTCAGTTGGGACCGAAGTAATTACTTTAATAAAAATCTCGTCAGAATTAACATTTAATCCTTTTGCCGCCCGTTTAATTCTATTATATATTTTCTGTGGATTAAACGACGCATCGTCTCCACTTCTTTTTTTAATTTTTAATGACATCATAATTTATAGTTTTTAGAAATCGTCTGTAAATGTAATAGTTTCGTTCAATTTTGCTTTTTGGTATTCCATAGTTCTTGATTCAAAGAAGTTACCTTTGGTTTCAACAGCAATTTGTTCCATAAATTTGAATGGTTGTTCAACATTAAACTCTTTCTTACATCCAAGTTTAACTAAAAGTCCGTCAACCACAAACTCAAGATATTGTTTCATCAAGTTTGAATTCATACCAATAAGTGATACTGGTAAAGATTCAGTAATGAATTCTTTTTCGATTTCTAAAGCTGATAATAAGATTTCTTTTATTCTTTTCTCACTTGGTCTTTCTTCGACGTGATTATTCAATAAATGAATTGCAAAGTCACAATGTAAGTTCTCATCTTTAAAGATTAATGAGTTAGCATTACACAAACCTTGCATAAGTCCTCTTGACTTCAACCAAAATATCGAACAGAATGAACCTGAGAAGAAGATACCTTCAACTGCCGCAAATGCAACCAATCTTTCTTGGAATGACGCATCTTTAATCCAATTCAATGCCCAATTCGCTTTCTTTTGAACTGCCGGTAATCTATCAATAGCGTGGAAACATTCGTCTTTTTCTTTTGGATTTGACACATAAGTATCAATTAAAAGTGAATACATTAATGAATGGATATTCTCCATCATTAGTTGGAATCCATAGAAGAATTTAGCTTCCGGGTATTGAACTTCTTTTAGGAAGTTTTCTGCCAAGTTCTCATTAACGATACCGTCTGATGCCGCAAAGAATGATAAAACATTCTTAACGAAATATTTTTCATTATCCGATAAATTTTCCCAATCACGAATGTCATTAGTTAAATCTACCTCTTCTGCCGTCCAAAAAGCGGCTTGATGTTGTTTATAATATTCCCAAATATCGTTATGCTCAATTGGGAATATTACGAAACGATTTGGATTCTCTACTAAAATTTTTTCCATATATAATTTTTAATTTTGTTGTTGTTCTCTTAATTTTCTTTTTTCTAATAATTCTTTAACTCTATCCCTCTTTCTCTCTTCTTGTTGTTCTTCAAATCCTAAAAATGTTACCGAACTTTCAGTGTCTATCTCAAGTAATTCGTTGTTGAATTTACAATTCTCAAATACAACCCCATCCTTACCCAATCTTGATTTGGTAATTGCAATCGTTGCCAAATTCATTTCTTTTTGTTGTAATGTTTTAGCCACCGATATAATTACGTGTCCTACTTGTGCTTTCTTAATTGAACCTCCCATTTGGTCTGTAGTTACAACCTCAGATGAGATTGAACTTCTATTACCTTGTGTTGCAGTCCAACCAACTAAATTAAGTTCATGACACATCGCCTCAAATCCTCTCATAACCGAACCCTCAGCTTTCCACTCATCTTTACTACTACTTTCAGGAACCACACAATCAATATAGTCTAACAAAACTAAATCAATTTTTGTTCCATCCGCAATCATCTTTCTAATCTGATTTTTTATATGGTTCATTGTAACAGAATCTGAAGGGAGTTTTTTCAAGATTAACTCGTTCTTCATCGTCTCTTTAATTTCGGTAATTTTACCCATCACCTCGTCTTTGTGATTCATTAAATTATCTGGTTCAATACCAGTCCAAAGTGTGAAGTGTTTTCTTTGAACGATTTTAGGATTGTCTTCAAAAAATATTTGAAGAACACTATAACCGAGGTTAAATGCTGTGTTCGCAATTTTGGTTAATATTGTGGTTTTACCCACACCTGTTGGTGCCAATATCACACCAATCTCACCTTTTGCTAACCCACCTTTTAACAACTTGTCAATACCCGGAATACCCATTGGTATTGGATGTCTGAAGTCCTCATCCAAAACACTATCAAGATTGGAAAAGATATCCGTTATTCCGGTATCTCTTTCTCCTACTTGTAACGCTTCTCGAACCAACCCTTCAACTTTATCATAAGATTCAAAATCACCTTCGGTGATGATTTTTTGAGCCCTATCCATCGCTTTTTGAAGTTCTTGTTGTTTACAGAATTTCAAGGCTTTCTCTTGAACGAATTGGGTTCCTTCAAATGGAGCGTCTTTAACTTGTGTTATGGTATCAAGAACGATTTTAGCAACCAGTTCTTGTGAGATTTCAGACCTAACAATTTGTTCAAGAGTATCGAAATTAGGTGTTGATTGGTATTTTGTATAATACTCTTTAGTCATCTGTAAGATGATTTTAAAGTATTTGTTGTCAAAGTAAGAACTCTCAATTACATCCATGATGGTCATTGAAAATTCCTTATCTACTATGATTTGGTTTAAAAGTTGTAATTGAAATGTATTCCCTAAATAATCAAAATTCTTGTTCATATGTTCTTTGTAAGTTTCTCTGTTTTATTAAATAGTTACTTACTCAAATCAATTCCCAAATAATTAAAATTTAATTTGTTTGTGGAAAAAATGTCAGTCAGTTCACGAAGTGCATCTTTCAAAATTGGTCGTATATCAACCGTGTAACGAACTTTCGGTGGGAATAATTTTCCATCAAAAATTCTATGACAAATTGTCTGTTCTCCAAGTTTAATATAAATGTTAAAAATTTCCGGACCATCTGTGAACGATGTATTCATTATTGTTGGGTCGTTTGAAATTGAGTCTTGATTATCCATCATATAGGTAACCGTTTTCATTTTTAAGTTATATTCCAACGCTTCCTTGAAGTGTTTCATATAGTAATGGAATTCCAACGAATTTTTTGCTTTAGGATTAAATCCTCTAACATTGAAAAATCTTTGAACTATGATATTGTCATTTAATGTCAATAAAAATTCAATTTTTGTGCTTTCCTGTTCTCTCATAAATTTAAATTTTTTGTGTGTTTCTTTTTTCTTTTCTTGTTAATTTCATAAATGGTTTGAGGAAATTTACCCAAGCGTCATCATCTTTCGGTAAATACTTAAAGAGCCCGTCCTCCATCATCATTCTCATTAAGTTTTTGTATCCCCTATCTGTTGGGTCAATACTATCGTTTAAAATCTGTTCTACTAAGTTTTTTCCATCATCGGTAATAAGGGGGTTTTTAAGGTCAACAATTTTTCTATTCGTATTATAAAACTCTTCTCCAAGTATAGACAATTTTGTCTTACCTGTCAAAATATTATTTAAAGTTTTAATTGGTTTCTTTTGTTCAATATTTCGGGCACACTCCAATAATTCCTCCACAGTACAAGGTTTCTCTTGTATTTGAGGGAAATATTTAATCAATGTTTTTTCTCCCAATCCTTCAATACCATAAATGTTATCGGATTTGTCACCAGTAAAGATTTTGGTTAGTAATACATTATGGTGGGGAATATCAACCTTATTAATGGTTATCATATCCCCATTCTTATAATATTGTTTTGATATTGGTGAATAAATGGTTACCCTCTCGGAGATGAGTTGAGTAAGGTCTTTGTCCGCCGAGAAGATAATAATATCCTCATCAGTTGTAATTTGTGTATAATACGCCATTAAATCATCGGCCTCATTATCTTTAACCTCAACCTGTCTAACAAAGATTTCTTCCAAATATTGTTTTACACGGACTTTTTGTTGAAGATACGACTCGTATTTGAACTCGTTCATATCTTGTCTTCGGTTCGCCTTATATTGGGGGTAAATGGACTTTCTAATAGATGAATTTGATTCACCATCCCAGAATACAATTACTTTATCGTGATTGTGTTCTTCAAGAAATTTTCGTAAGATATTGATGAAATGGTAAATTCCTCCCAAGTGTTCACCATCATTGTATAAATCTCTAGCCCCATGAAAGCCTATCTTAAATAGGTTGTCACCGTCAACTAATAATGTTTTTTTCAATTTTTTTTATTTATTGATTAACAATTTGTTTCCTCTTTTTTGAATGTTGGTTTGATATATTCTCCCAAAAATTCCGTAAATATCGCCTCCATTACCGGAACACATATTGAATTACCGGCCAACGCAATATGATTATTTGTTGAAAGATTTGTCGATAATAATTTAGTGATGTCATCTTCTCTAACACCCATAAATCTATAACCCTCTCGTCCTGTAATAGTTCTCACTCTACCATCAACCATAATCTGTGGCGAACCTGTTGTCGTCAAACAAGGGGAACACCCATCTATAGAATATATACGTCTTGCTTGGTCATATTTAACATCGTTTCTTCTTGCCACAAGTTTACACACACTATCTTTTTTAGGTGTATTAGGGGTAATCTCACATTCAATAAATAAATCTTCCTTGATATCTTTATCAATAAATGACCTCATTGATACTCTATCTTTTCTATGTTTATCAACACCACTCATAATAGATTCAACTTCTTCGTTTGTCATTCCATAAACAGACATCATGAACACTCTTTCTCTATTCTGTGGACACCCAAAGTTAGCACCATTAAGAACCTTCCAAGAACAACCATATCCCAAATCATTTAAGAATGAAATATGACTTTTAAAGTTTTCAATGTGATTATGTGATACCAAATTTTTAACATTCTCCATTAAAAGATATTTGGGTTGGTTTTTAGTTAAAATTCTTTCAACTTCATATAATAAACCACTCCTCGTACCTCTTTGAATACCCTTTTGAATCCCTGATATTGAAATATCTTGACAAGGGAAAGAATATGTCATTAGGTCACATTGGGGGTAATTATCTTCACTTACTTTAGATATATCCCCCAAATTACCCAACGTTGTTTCGTGTAATGAATCGTATGCGATATTTGCGGTTTTAAGTATGTCACAATTTGCGACATTCTCATAATCAACACCAATATAATTTAGTGCTAATTCTTGAGTCCCATAACCCGAAAATAATGATATAACTTTTAACTTATTCATGTTTTTTATTTATCTTCCTCAATTTCTTCTTTCAAATCAAAATCACCATCAACACCAATGATATCTTTCCAATAATCAGCATATTCTTTCTTGTATTTTTCAATATTAGATTTTTCTTCCACAGAATCTTTACCCGCCAAAAACCCATGCGGTGTAACAATTATTTTACCATCATCATAACCTAATCCCGAGATATGATTCTTTAATACAGATACTTTACTTCTTATTGCAAACTTAATTGAACGTTTGTCTTTTGTTGCCGTAATTTTTGTAGTTCCCGCACCTTTTTGATTTCCAAATAAGAATACTAAAGACGAGTTTAACCAAATTGCTTCACCACCTTTCGCCTTAATCTTAGGCTGGCCAAACGGATTGTCAGGCAACTCTACCCAAGGCTGATTCACGATTATTAAAGTATTTTCATATTTTGAATCTGCTTTACGAGAACCCGAGATACGTTGATTTATACCCATACCTATTTTATCGGCTAGTGTTGAAGCATTGTGTTGTTTCCCACCTTTTCCCTCATAAGTCATTTTACAAGGAACTGAACCAACAGAATCCCACATAAAACATAAACTATAATCTAATTCACCTTTTTCTTGTGCATCTAATAATGAGTTAATATAATCCGTGATTTGTTCAATATAATCGAAATTATTGTTGAATATATAGAATCCATCCCAGTCTAATTCACCGGTCTCTTCATCAATAACCTCTTCGCACTCAAATCCCATAAGTTTAGCATGTTCAAAAGACCACTTCTGTTCTGTAATAATAAAAACAGGAAGAATACCTTTCTTTTGAGCGTCAACCGCAGTTTTAACTAACGCAGTTGTTTTACCCGTATCAGAGTGACCCAAAAACATATTTAAGTGTCCTATCGCCGGACCCGGTAATCCCACCGCATCCAAGAAGTCAGGACCCAAATCAAAAAATCTTTGGGGTTTATATTTTGCAGATGTTGAGAACTTTTTCTTCAACGAACTGAAATCATTTTTCTTTATTGCCATAATTTTTGTTTTTAATTAAAAAAAACATTCTCAAGGACGAAATATCTTTGAGAATGTCTTCGATGAGTTATTAAAATGGTAATTCACCATCCACCTCGTCATTTACTTGAGGGTCGATGATAGTTGTTTCTGATTTTTTAGAACCACCCATAGTTGTTGTAGATTCTACATCATTACTATATACATATCCACCTTTTTCACTATCCCATTTTGGAGTTTCTCCACGAGCAATAGCTTCAAGATATTCAACAGGTTTTTTAGAATAAACATCTAACCAAGTTAATTCATCATTAACCCAAGCGTTACCTTGTTCTTTTTCGTCATGAACCGGAGTTGGGTCATCATACATAATTGTTGATACACTTGTATATTCTTTACCTGCCGGTGTTTTAGACTTTGTAAGTTCTATGATAAGGTCGCGACCTTTTTCAGGGTCTGTGATGTCTCCTTTGTTTCTCCAAATAGGAATAATCTTATCTAAGATACCATCATTTTTGTAGTTGTGTTTGAATCTCCAAAATTTTGGTCCATCCGCTTCATTATCTCTATCAATAACTTTAACGATGTAAAATTTACGAGATTTATATTGTTTTGCCAATTCTTTGTCAGACTCTTTACCCGTAGATATCAATTCTTCATAAACCTCATTTAAAGGAGAACGCTCATTGTCATTCTTTCCCGGGTCATAGAATTTCTGCCATTGTCCACCTACTTGGATTTCGTGATACCAAGCTTCTTTAAATGGTGAACTTCCGTCATGTGTTGGTAGGATACGTATTCTACGTTGTCCTGATTTTTCTTTTTCCCCAAGAATAAGAGCGAAATACTTTTTCATTCTTTCATCTTGAGACAATTTACCTTGGGCCCCGCCCCCTCCTTGTTGTGCTTTTTCGTACTGTGCCAATACGGCGTCTAATGAACTCATCATGTGTTTTACGTTTTAAATTTATAAATAATTAATTAATGATAACTGATATTACCCATATAGTCAAATAAAAAAAACCACCTTTTGGGTGGTTTTGTTGTTTAGGTTTTTTCTATTTATTTGTATTTATACTCATCTTTAAATCCGATACCTTGAAATGAATTTTTAATGTCATTTACATTTATATCAGTAACATCGTCAGCGGTTAAAATATAATCATTTTTTCCTGTTTTTTCCATCTCCTCTTGTTTATCATCAAAAAATTGTGATAATTTTTGATTAAAAGGATATGAATCATAACTTCTTAATTCTAATTTTTCCTGAGGTGTTTTTTCTCTGTATTTTTCAATTTTGTTTTCAAGTGAGTTAAGTTTATTCATAATGGTATCCATCTCACTTAATTTTTGTTCTAAATTACTTAATTGACCAAATAAGTTTTCAAAATAATCATCTTGTTTTGTTTGAATACTTTTTTGAGCATCCACTAATTCAGTAATATCAAGTTCTTCAGAACCTGAAGTTTCATCCGTATTTTCTTCCGAGTTTCCTTCGTCATCAATTTTTTCAACATCTGGGTCAGATTCAACATCAATAGGTTCGGGTGTCGCTTCCGCTCCGGGTACTGGTGGCGCCATCCCTGCATCAGGTGCCGGTGCAATATCATCACCAGGTAATGGTGTTGTTAAATCATCAATTGCATCTTGTTCTGAAATATAATTATTAATACTTCTATATCTTTGGATTTCCGCCAATATTTTTTTATCTAAACTCATTTAATTAACCGTTTAATAATTGTTTTATACCTCTTGAGGTTTCAACTCTAACTCTTTTATTAGCGGTTGTTTGATGTCCGGCTCTTTCAATTAGACCGTCTCTCTCTCTAACCACATAACAATCACCAGTATCTAAGTCACAAACTTGTTTGGTTCCATCACCATTATCTTCTTCAGAGTATCTAACCGATTTTCCAAGATAGTTGTCTAATGCTGTTTTTAAATTCATAAAATTATTTTATATATAAATATATCGTAAATCAAATAAATTAGGTCATCATTATAGTAAATGGAAATGTTTGTGCAATATCTCTAATAATATCATTAGGATTGTTAGTTATATTATAAACAACATTTCTATCCACAGGTTCCGCAACCAAGGTAATCTTATTGTAAATTTTACTAATTAAACCAACATTATCCGGAGAAACATTTATATTAACTTCACCTATTATATCCACAGCATTAATTGTGAAAGTTTTCTTATTACTACTTACATAAATTTGTAATTCATTTCCAAAATTCCCTTCACCAACTTTTTCCTCAATAATTGTATTATTTGGACCAACAACCGTTTTAACCGCAACCCAAGTCCATACAGTATTTGCGGAAAGAATATTCCAATTACCTGAAGATGGATTGATAGACACAACCATTTTTTCGGCACTTCCAACTTGGTTAAATGTTGTGTTCGCCAATAGAACTACAGGTTGAGGTTGTGTATTAACATTAGGTGGTAATCCCGGAGGTGTTATTGGTGTGGATGGTGAAATTTGTTGAGGGTTGTATGTAAAGTCCGTTGAACTTGCAGACGAACCATTTAACCCTGATAGGATTATTGGATTTTGTTGTGATGTTATAGTATTAACAGTCGGTACTACAACACTAATTGTAAAATTATTAATAATTGTAAAATTAGTTATGAATGTATTACTAATCGTAATTCCCGTTACTTGGTCTAAATTTTCACCTATTATCGTTAATATAGTTCCACTAGTTCCTGTTAATGGAGAGAATGAGGTAATTGATGATGGTTCACAAGTATTGGGAACGGTAAATGTATTTAAATTATTTGATGGATTAGTTTTTCCACTATTAATATCTTCAATCTTCTTAATTTGTTCCTCGTCATTTTTCTTAATATCAAATACTATTTGTTTATTTAATCCCGCAGAAACCGCAGTTTTAAACGCATTGTTAAATGTTTTTTCAAGTTCACTATATCGACTAATATTTTCATCAAAATAACCTTGGGATACATTAGGTACCGGCCATTCACAAACATAAAATTTAGTAATACCAAGTCCTGTGTCAGGATTAATTATTTGGTCCACTCTACTATTTAATCTTGAACTCATAAATCCGATAAAAGTTTTCACATCTTTAAATAACGCAATTGGTTGTGATGTTTTAGTTCCTTTTGAATCGGGCATTTCAACACAGGTGTATTTCTTTTGTTCAAATAAATTAACACTTTCACCATATAGATTAGTTGTTAACGTAACATTTGCAAAATTATTGTTAAACACATAAAATTTATCAGTATTAAATGTTTTTGCGTAACATATTAAATAAACAATAACCTGTAAATATTCATCAGTGATTTCCGACTTTATCGCATCGACTAATTGTTGAGGTGTTAGATTTGTTGATGTTGCGGTTTCGGCGTCACCCCAACTTTGGAACTCAGCTGATAAATTATTACTACAAGAATTAATTGTCGCACGAGTATTATCACCAGATTGTGTAATATAATCAGATTTATTGATATTTGTTATTGCCTTACCAGTAACACTATCTTTACTATTTTTAATAATACTTTCAACTTTAGTTAATAAATTTTGATTAACACTTTGTAAATAAGAATCAATTGAAGGTAAACTATATATACTTTGTCTAGTTCCTGTAAATGTTGTTTCAAACTTACCAGCAGTAATATTATGGTTTACTTCCGTTATAAAATACGGACCATAAAACATAGGAACATTTCGCAAGTTAAAGTACATTGTAGGTTGTAATAATGCGTTTCCAAGACATTGAACCGTACATTGATAACTTCTATTTTTATAAAAATTATATAGTCCGGTGTTTTGAGTTGTAACATTTCTACCCGAATATTGGTCAAACATATCTACTTGAGCTTGGAGAGCTTCACTAGTTGCTTTACCCGTATCCATAGAAACTTGAATGGAATAAAACACGTTTTGATTTCTAATACCAGCATCAACATTAAATCCAACACACTTATTTGAAATACCCCAATCTTTCTTATTTGCAATATCCTCAATTAAAGGGTTGTCTGAATATCTTCTCATTTCAAAAGCATCACTTCTGAATCTTGAGTTATTCTTTGGTAATTCTATGTGTTCTGAAGGTTTTCCAACAAAGAAACAAATCATTTTTGGACTAGACGCTCGGTAATCAACATTAAGGTATGTTCCCCACATTCTGTCACCAAATTCTAAACTTCCATCACTCCTTGGTGTATTAACACCACTAACATCTTGAACATTATAAAAATTAACATATGACGGTAATGGCATTACGTTAAAATTATTTTTAATTAAAATGTCCGCCAAAAACGCAAACACACTTGTCTTCATATTTAAAGCGTTCTCATTAAGGACATTTTTTAATGAAAAAATATCTAAAATTATCGTATCCCCAATATTTCTTGACGCTCTATCTAAAAATAAAAAATCTTCAAATAATGTTTTTGTGGTATAATCGGAACCCGCAATCCACTTATCATTCAACGCCTTAAAAACTTCCCAGTTCTCAATTTTACTTTGTTCCCCATCAATAACACTTTTGATTACTTTTTCAGATATTTCTTGTTGTGGTTTTATATCTAACCTCACTTTTGTTAAAATTAAATTCAAAAGGTTGTCTTGAAAATCTGAAGTTTTTACCAAATACTCTTGAAGTTTTTGTTTAAATTGTGTTGGTGTTATAGTTGGTGTTAATAACTTTTGAGTGGCATACATTTTAATTATCGGTGATAATAATCTTATATTATTTACCGAAAACTCAATATTATTATCAACGAAAAAGTCGGTAATATATGACCCGTTATTCGAATATTTCAAATTTTGTATTGTTGAAAACCCTACTTCAGTTTCTAACTCAAACCATTCTTTCGGATAATTTGTAATTGAAGCTGATAAACTCACTGAGCCCGATTTTGTTGGCAAACTATTTGGTGTATATATATCAAATACAATTGGATTAACAATAGGATTATTACCACCTCCTTGAGCCAAATAGGAATCCATTACTCTTCTGTTATATTGTGAAGGGTTACCATATTTCAAAATAACATCATACTCTAAAAACGCCTTTATGGTACTAGTGAATGAAACTAATTGAGAATTTCCAATGGAGTTAAAATATTCCTCTGAACTTATTGATTGTCGTTTCCCTTGAATTTCCATTAAATTTCTAAACAAATATTGGAAATTTTTATATAATCCATTAGGGTCAACAGGTGATTGTCCAATAGGAACAATAGCTTCAAAACCTAAATCAATATTTGCAATCGGTTTTGACCAATTCAAAAATTCTTGTTCTAAATTATCCAATATTCTTTTATCAAAAACAGAAAAAATCTCTTCAATTTTAGAATATTCATCATTTAATAATAAATTAAATGGTGATTGTTTTGTCGTACCTGTTTCAATTTTAATTGGGTATGAATCCGGTTGAGGTTTGGATATTTGATTATTATCAAAATATCCATAATTTGATGTTGACCATAATAATCTAACCGAACCATTATATATTGAAGGGTTATTTAAAAACTCACATATTGGTTGATTGTTATTCAAACACTCAATTTTAGTTTGATTGAACGACGTTCCAAATGATGGTATTACATAATAGGTCGTCGAACTTGTGTTCTCACTTGGATTACATTTAGCCCCTTGTCCAACATCACTCCCTAATCCATTAGGAACAATAACTGACCAAGTTTCTATATTTTGATAGGTATCATCACTTGAGGTTTGAATATTTGAATCCGTAAAATTAAATATTTGAACACCATAATCTATACTTCTTTGTATTTCATTATCAGTGTACTTTTCATATAAATCATATCCGTTATAAAACGCATTAAAATCATTTATAACTTTTGGATAAAACCCTGTTTGTAGTTGAACACTATTATTTGCAGAATCTTGTAATTTAATTTTTTTAGTTCCTTCAAAATTAAAAGTATATGTTTTAGTGTCGGAACTTAATATTGGGTCGAAGTTTTGTTTATAATTAAAATTGTTCCAAGCACCGTCTAAAATATCTGTGTTAGTAGACTTATATCTTTTATATCGATGCCAAATAGAACCCATCTTTAATACCCAAGCATATGGCATTTTATGTATTGCACCATATTTCTTAAAACAAGATGCAATATAATCTAAATCACTAGATGCGTCTAATGTTTTATATTTTTCTTTTAATGTTGTTAAAGGTAATGAATTGATAAATAAATACGCGGCCTGAACATAAGGATATTGGTCACCACTTCTCCAATTATCAACACCATTCATAATTGCATTAACGAAATAAGGTGTATTCAACATTGATGTTGTTGTCTCAACAGGGACAGTATTATTTGGTGAAAAATAATTTACATAACCTTCAGTTGGAACAAATAGTGTTGGGTCTTTTCTTAAATTGTAAAATGCGGTTAAACCAATTACAGATACTTCTTGTGTTGGATTAGATACTCTAATATATGAAAAGTTAGTAACCGGGCGATTAGTTGTTGTGTTATAAATGTCGTTAAAGTTTGAAATAACATCTCTATCTTCAAATACAGTTAAAACATTAGTTGTGTTATACACCGCATTTTTATTATTGGAAAGGTTGTTCCCCATATTATTTTTAACCCAAGATGGGTCGGTAAATGGATATGTGTCAATAATAATTGGTTCATTATTCGCACTCTTAACTAATTGTAATAACCCATCAGAATTCGTTTGTAATTGAGGTTCTTTACCTAAATCATTTAAACTTAAAATGTTAAATGAGTTATCTGTTAAAGCCTTTATATAAGGTGTTACAAAAAAATCTCTAATAAAATCTTGATAAGCCCTACCTGTACCCTCATTAGAGATTGTTCTTAAGAACGATTGGTAATTATCTGCGGTTATATCATAATTTTTAAGTTTTAATGATAAAAAAGGAGAATTATTACCTAAACCAGTTACAATATTACTAGCTTCAGAATTAACAATTAAAGTCAATAATTGGTTAATTTGATTATCATTTCCCCTAATAAAATTAGAATAATTTGAAGTTAAGAATTGTCTTTCCCATATTTCATAAAAAAACTTAATTTCTTCTTTGTTAATATAAGCAATACCATTCGAAGGATATTCAATAGCATTTAAATTAATAACATTAGTTGTATTTTGACTATCTATTGGAGGTTGAGCGGCAGGTGAAACAAATTTTTGGGACAACCCTTTCATATATTCTTCAACAAACTCTATTTCAGGCCATATTTCATATGACCAACCTTTTGTTTGGTCTACGTATTTTGGGTCACCAGGATATTTTAATTGGAATCTTCCTTTTTTATCATCCGGAGTTTCAACAAAAAATTGAGGCCATGGATATACCGGTTCTTGACCATTAACCAATCCTTGATTTTCATTTTTCGCAATTTGAGAAATCACATAACTATTACGATTATCAACTGAAGGTGCTGATGCGGGATTATTTAATATTGTATTATATCTAATAGGATTGTATTTAACATCCCATGCTTTAGTGTGAACACCATCTAATAATCTAATAAAAGCCTCAGCTGACGCCATAATTACTGCGGTAATATTTCTAACCGTGGGAACAAATCCTAACCCTTGACTTTGACTCTCAATTTTTTTTGCCAAATCAGAAGTTATCTCTGTCTCATATTCTAACAATTTCTTATTGGCCTCGGTTTCCATTTGGGATAATAATTTTTGGAAATCTGAAAACGTATAAACAGGAGGTGGGATAATATTGGTTCCGGTATTTAAAACTCTATTATCTGAAGCACTTTTTTCAAGAGTGGGTGTAAATTGTTGTGAAACTAAATCTGTTATTTTTTGAATATCGGTAGATGTTGGGTATAAATTTCCTGTTTGCGAAATTGTTGTTTTAACCAAATCTATATTAGACTCAGAAATTTGTTTTAAGTAAGTTTTTTCTGTTATAAGATTTTTAATTGGTGTTGGACTTTTTTTACCTAAAGTTGGGTTATTAGCTAATAAACTATTAAATCCTGAGGTATACCCACTAAGTAGACTATTAGCCTCTTGTCGTTTTGTAGGGTTTTTTAAATATTCCGATTTGAAAATATAAACAACATCATCACTTCCTTTTAATACTATAGGTTTAGGATTCATATAGGTATTAAACCATGAACTACTATCCGCATATATTGTATTAAAAAAATTTTTTAAAGTTTCTTTATAATTTCTAATATTAGTTAATGGTTCTACTTTAACTTCAGGATATGACTTTTGAATAGTTTTCTCAAATTGTTGTAATAGGTTCATTAACTGCGACACTGTTAATTCCGGGAAGTTAACATCAATTAAACCTTTTGATTTGTATTCACTATAAACTTCAACAATCTTTTGATAACCTTTTTCACTAACAACTTCTGTAACTACATTATCGGTTGATATTGACGATTCTTTAGATATTACATTACTTTTGGATTGTGATTCAATTGTTCTATTACTTCCTCCTTCCGGTGAAGTTATTGACTTAGATATTTCAAAAGTTTTTGAATACATATGTGGTGTAGCAAATAAACTACCCATCGAAATTTCATTTAAAATGTTAAACTTATAACCTACAAATTCTAATTCAATAGTATAATTACCACTGTATGTATTAAATCTTGCATTAAAGGTTCTTAAATTTAATTGATATCTAACCGCTTGACCATAATAACCCTTAAGTGTTAAGTAAAATGGACAATATGGTAGATTGAAAAACGCGGCATATGGTGAATCATCACCAAGTTGAAATAAAGCTCTTCCTTGGATATCTTCAAGAACCATACTAACACTTGGAACAAATGCAGTATTTGTTTTAATACTAATACTTGTAATCCCTAATAGTCCGTTATCTATAGATTTATTTCCGGGTCTAGAAATAGTTTGTCTTAGGTATGGTCTACTACCATTTGATGGAGAAACTAATTCCTGTTGTAATTGATTATCACCTAACCCATTTGTAGAATTTTTACCCGTCAGTTCATCATAATACCCTGTAGTTAAATTAGTTTTTTCAGTTGGTCTTAAAAAATTCATTTGTGCAACTGATACGGTTCTAGTATTATCACTTGGAACATCACCTACCGATAATTTTGTTCCTCGAACAATCTCGGCTTCAAGATTTGCATACATCATCAAATTTTCATGGTCGACAAGTCTCTCTTTTATATTACCAAATGAATCTATTGTTTTATTTGGGTCAACAACAACAATGTTTTGATAGTCAAATTCTACTAAAATATTACCACTTTTATCCCCTTGTAAATTACCTGCCATAATAATAAAAATATTCGTCTAATGCCGATTTATAATCTTGTAATGAAGGTAGTAGAGGAAATGGAATTATCAATACTGCACCATCATATATATTATTTTCTAAACCCCCAAATTGAGGATTTGCCTGTAAAATTAACCAACTAAAATATGGAGAATTATAAAATTCCTGTGAGACCACATCTAACCTACTTCTAGCAACTTTGTATATATAAGTTTTATCCGTTGTCTTTTGAGCAATTCTTACAAAGGGGACTACAGTTTGTTCCCCATTAATTAAAAAATCACTATATCGATTCCAATATTGATACGCCATTAGTTAAGTTTTGCCTTTGATATTATTACATCTTGAGGACTTTCGTCATTCCAAGTTTTATTATTTGTATTTTGATTCTCAACCCACCCTAAACCTTTAATTAATTTTTCTTGACCTTCTTTACCCGCATCTTGAGTGGTATAATTAAATGTTCTTTTTTTCTTTAAACTATATGGTGTGAACTTCAAAAACTTCGTTAACTCTTTCTCTTTCGTATTGATAAATTCTTTAGTAATATTATTCTCTTTAATAAATTTAGATTTAGCGGATTCATCAGGTTTATTAGGATTAATCCAATATTCATCAAAAACAGTACTTATATCTTTTGCTCCACTACCCTTCAAATCCGTATTATTAATTATATTACCAATTAATGAAGTTTTAAATGATTCATATCTTTTAGAATCCACAACATCGTCTGATACTATCATATAAACCCTTTTAAAACTAGAAATTTTAAAATCATCTTTGTTAAATGGTAGAAATACTTCATCCGTTGTGAGTTTATAATTAGGACCAAAAACTAAATACCCACTATATTTTTGTTTATCTACTGAATATATAACATCAGATTCTGTATTAATTTTATCATTAAATTCCCTAATATCATTATTAATTTTTATAACATCTTGTCTCAATTCTTCCAAAGTATTTGTTACATCTTTTGAACTACTATCAACTTCGATAGTACCTTCAGTTACATATGTTATAATTTTACCATCAGCGGTTTGATATCCATCGGTTCCAGTATTAGTTTTACTAGCGTAAGTTATAGTATTTATTCTACCAATATATGAAATATATGTTTGTTGTACATCAACCATACTATTTGTTATCACAGTTACAGCATTTTGAAACGTATTTCTTTTATTGTTAACATAATTAATATAATTTTCACGTACTTGTCTAATTAATTTTTTAGAAAAATTATTATTTGGATTAGAAATAAATTCAATAAATCCTTCATCCCCACTTTTAATATCTTTGATTAATTGTTTAAATATCTCATCAATTCGTTGTTCTAATTTCATTGGTTTACCAAATAAAATAGTTTCGTTTTCTTTTTGAATAGTAAATTTACCTTTTTGATAATTTCTCTCTGCCATCCATTGTTGTCTAACAGCGTTATTATATTGGTTTGATACTTCTCTATTTTTATTAACAACATTTGTAAAATAATTTTGACTTTCCTCAACCATTTTATCCATAATCGAACTATAACTAGTTGTTCCTGTTTGACTTGTACCACTAACTACTGTGGTTAGTATATCACCAATCGTTTTATTATTACTTTGACCATTATTTGGTGTTGCTTGATTGATTGTAGGAGGTTCAGCATTTGTTATTACACTTCTAAGAAAATCTTCATCAATTATTTTATAACTAGCGTCAGTAACATCTGCCCTATCATCATAAATTTCAGTATTTGCATAATAATTAAACGTTAATGCGTTTTGTAATTTATCAACAGATTCTTTTAATCCACTACCACCTACAAAATTAAAACTTAATGTTACCGTAGCAATCATTGGTTGTACACCAATACCTTCAGGGTTAAAATCTAACTCTTCATATTTTAACGATAAATTTTCAGGGATAATTTTAGTATTAAAAAAATCACCAACTCTTAATACTAACACGGGAGGTGCACCAAATGATGTATTAGTTGCGACACTATAATCAAGTTTTTGATTACCATTATCAAATTTAACCGTTGGGATTGTGTCTCCAGGTCTCATACATTGTTGTAAGAATGTTAACCTTGAATTTAACCCTTCAGGTGTTATTGAATGAAATCCCGGTTGAAAAAATTTTAATTTATCTCTTAAATTATCATACACCAATGGACTTTCTTGTTTGATTGTTTCAAAATAATCACATTCTGTTAAGAATGACCTTAAAATTCTTTTAGTTATGTTGTCTTTAGGTGTTGCGGTAATTTGGGTCACCGGAACATCAACCGCTTTAACAACTTTACCATCGACAGAAACTGTTGTTTTTTTAGGTGGTAAAACTGGTGGTGGTGAACTTAAAGTCGAAGTTATCTTTGATATATAAGCTCTTCGACAAGCCATTGCATTTGTCGTATAAATTTCATTATTTACGGTTTGACTATCTCCTCCGTCATTGTCCGTACAATTGACTATCCCGTTAGCGAAAAATGTTTTAGTTTTTTCGTCGTAAGAGTCTGGCTGTGCGTTCTCACCAAGAGCGGTTCCAGGAACAACAATTAGTCTTTTAGGAGAGCCATTAACATAGTTTGACAGTTTAGTATTACCTGTAATATAACTAATAGCACTATTAATTCTTCTCTCCGCTAATTTTTTATTATAATCTAAAGTGGCTTTAGCCGAAGTAGTTGCATCTATCACAATTGTTACAGTACCCGTACCCTCTTTATCATTATTAAATTGTTTAAACAATTCATCAATTAATTCATCAATTGCGGTCTTATTTTTTGTTATTACCGTATCAAAAAATAATGTCGTATCACCTGGACTTGCTTTAGATTGTTTTTTATAATTATCTATTGTTGGTTGTGACACATATGAATTATATAAATTACTAAAACTTTGATTAGGTGAATTTGGTTCAGGTTGATTATTATTATAATAAAATGCTTTATTTACAAATTGTCCAAAATTATTTTGAGGGGCACTTCCACTACCATTAACCTCAGATACTTGGTTATCATTAGTTATATCATTGAGAATATATCTGAGTTGTTCCCTACTTTCTTGTTTTGAAGTTATTGCTTCTTGATAATTAAATAAGTCATATGGAGATACTGTGTAGTATTTTTTTGCCAACTCATATAAATCATACTTCCTACAACCAGCAAAAAACGATTCTAATATGGAATCAATTCTAGTTTTATTTGTTTCATCACCAAGAACTTTATTTACAATAACATTTAGTACCGATGGATGGTCAACAACTATCTTCCAAGTTAAACTACCACTTCTAGTTGTGTTTTTATAGGTAAAAATTGGTTCAGGTCTACCAAGAAATTCATTCGAAGTCCAACTTGCCCTAACATTTTCATCAAAAGTTAAACCATAAGGTGGAAACCACATAACTCTTCCTCCGTTTGGACCTCTTTCACATACCGGTAAATCTGACACAGTAAAACCCGGAGTACTTGAAGTCGCCCAAGCTAAGTTTTCAATTGAGAACATATATTTTTTAGCATACGCATTATTATTAGTTCCAATAATATTTGTGGAATCTTGTCCACCTTCTTGTTTGTTTGGTGCAATATTTAAATTATATGTTTTATCTAAAACTGAATATGAAAATCTTCTACCTTCGGTAACAATTCCATCTGTCTTCTGTAAATCATTGTATTGTAAGTATGGTGTGTCTTTCGCAAAAACTCGACAATATTCAGTTCCAACTTCTTGACCTATTGAACCAACGTAAGTTAATACTCTCGAACCTTTAGTTAATTCTTTATACCCATCATTAAAAACTTTAGATACTTGGTCAATAGCATTTCCAACATGTTGTAATCTTTTTCCACCTTGTGGTTGACTATCAATTATCCTTTGAGTTTCATCAAGTATAGAACCTTGTTTAAAAGTTCTTTCAGTTGATTCCGTTGTATTATAAGATGAAGGTTTAAAATCCTCATCCTGATTAGTTACAACACCTCCAACACCAACTTTTTTACCAGCATTACCCCTATATTTAGTAGAAGTCCATGTAAATCCACCTTCAATACCTCCACCATTACTGTATGTTGGTCCGTTTGCACCTAATCTAATTTCTTTACTCGGCCCTTCATATAGTTGAGCAAGTTCTTGAGGACCATAAACAGGCGATTGTTGTTCATTTCCAAAAGAATCTACAGGTAATTCTCTACTTGGCGAGAATACTCTTGAAGGTTCTGATGTTGTTGAACCAACATAAAAATTGGCATTATTTGTTTGGGTTCCGACAATCGCTCCTCCCAATCTATCTAATAATGTTCTATCGTAGTTTGGTTTATATCGATTAAAATTGATATTTTTCCATAAGATAGACTTTTGTCCTCCTCCGGTATTATTATAAAAAATTTGAGACCCTGTTTTTCCCGCCCCCAATAAATTTGATACAAAATTACCTGCCGCCGCAATTGGGTTAGCGAGTAAGGATTGGGCAATTGTTGACGGTCTTGGAGGATTAATATTTGGGTCAAAATAAGAACCGGGTATTAACGAAAAAGGAAGTTCACTCCCCGCCAATTTAAGGGCGAAATCCGCCGCAGCAGTTATAGGGTTAGACGGGACAGTAATTTGATAGTTTGGTTCAATCAAAGGAACTCGACCTGTTAAAATATTAACAACATTGGTACTACTATTAATATTCAAAAAATTCGCTCTACCAATCGTTTCTCGAGCAATCGCTCTACCTATTCTTTCTTGAAATTCTCTCCTAAGGGTTCGAGCACCTAATCTGGCAATAAATGAGTCATCACTTAAACGACCATTACTACCCTGTGGATTTGGTGACAATAATATTGATAATGGACTATATGACGATGAATTAAATGTTGTTGGATATGCCTGATTATTATATAAATTTGGAACTCCACCTGTTAATCCATTACTAATTGAGTCCGGTTGAACAATAGCTTCTCCGGCATCAATTAAATTTAAACCGTTATTTCCATACGCATTTAATGGTTGCCATGCGGGTGCAATCCCCGGAAATCCAACTTTAGCGGCAATTTGTGCGTCATCTAAAAGTTTTGCGTCTTGTTGTCCGGGACCATATTCACCTTTATTCGGTGCAATAACATTAACAGGTAAATCCGGTAATTGTTGGTACCCCCCATCATTACCCCACTTATTGAGAGGGTATAACTTATCGGCAAAAAATGGTGTATCAATTAGAGAATCGTCGCTATCAACAGGAACCAAATCCGATTGAATTATCTCATAATTGGTTGGAGGAGTTACTTTAGTCGGAGATTTAACATAAGGCACTAAGTTTCTTGAAACTAGTTTTTTTCTAAATCCTTCCGTACTAATAAAATCTAATGGACTTCCCATCTATGTTTCTTTATTTATAAATAGGTTAATGTCATTTTTTTTTTAATAAAAGATTATTTTGTTCTTTCAAGTTCTTTATCTAACTTAATACTTTTTTCTTTCATAAATCTTGAAAATTCCGGACCTTCAAATATAGTTTTAATTTGTTGTTCAGTCATACCTTGAACACCTCTAACCTCAACCACCAGTGTACCAAAATCAATTCTAGCATTAAGTTGTTTAGTTTCTATAGGGATTTGATTGGACATCTTATATGATGTTCCTGTTCCCATAATTGCCGATGTAGATATTGGACGAACTTTATTAGTTGCGGGTTGGGGTTTGGGTATATTTTTAGCGATAGATGCGAATTCTGAACCTGTGAGTTCTTTTCTAAAAAATTTCTCTACATCACTACTACCTCTTAATTGTGTTGCCGTTTCTTTTAATATATCTTTAACAACTTTAACACTATCCTCACCTAAAATCTCAGCCTTTGTTAATAATGTCTGTTCAATATTAGTAAATTTACTTGCTATACTAGCAACACTAGCTTGTCCGGTTGAAACATCACTAACCAAATTAGTTAAACTCTTAATAGCACTTGTTACATCCTCTCTAACATCTTCAGTTTTAACTTTTTGTTCAGAAATTGACGTAAATTTTTGAACAATATTTCGTAATCCTTCAATATTTGTTCTAATTTCAGGTATCGATACTGCACCAAATTTTCCTGATGCTAACATAGCACTCATATCAGAAGCGATACTATTTAACGCAGTTAATTGACTTTTTTGAATATCTTCAAGAGTTTTTGGAGCGTTTTTCTGTTGTTCAATCAACTCATCAAACTCTTTTTGATTTAAACTTTGTAGGTCTTTTTTAGTACCATCGTTTAATGTAACCTCATATTTACCACCCTTACCCATATTGGCAATATTCGCCAAATATTGTTTGTCTTCTTCATCTTTAAAAGTTAAACCGGCCATACTTACTTCAGATAGTCTTCTATCTAAGTCTGCGGCGGCAATCGCCGATTTACTTAGAGAACCTGACGCTAAACCTGCGGCTTCCTCCATTTCTCTCAACACTAAAACTCCTTGTCGATTTATTTGGAACGATTTAGTTTGTTCATCAAAATATGTATATTGTTCCCCTAATTTAGCTAAACTTTCTTGTAAACCCGCAGGGTTGGTTAAAGATTCGTTCATTAACGCAAATGGGTCTACCAAATTACCCGTTAAAACACCTAACCTTTGGAAAGTTGCCGCCATATTAATAGCATTTTCAGGTGTTAACATTTTGTCCGCAAAATCAAATGTTCTAGACATATCAAATCTTAACATAGACGCTTGTGCCGCCATTTTACTCAAACCTAAAACCCCTCCCTCAAACTGAAACCTATTCATTTTGTCCATATTGTTGGACACATTTGTCATTACTTGTTGAGCATTTAAACCAACACTTTGAATATATGTTATAGATTCTTCTAAAATAGGACCTATTTGAGATGTTTCATAACCAACATCTTTAAATTGATTGGTTAATTCCTTTGCTTCAATCCCTAATATTTTTGATGCGGCATATAATTGTCCAACAACTTCTTTGTTTTCAATCACATTTCTGTTAGACGCAAGAGCAATGTCACTTATGGTACTAACAACATCATCTAATGAACCACCAAGTTTTAATACTTCAGAAGCGGTATTTGTAAAAGCGAGATTCATCTCTTGAATTCTACTTCTACCTAACGCAAAATTTTTGTTTAGAGTATTGGAACCCGCAACCATTAAATCTACCGCATCCCCAAGTGTTTGAATTGGGGATGTTATATCTTTTATTACTTGACCAATTTTGTCAACACCTTCATTCTCTGCCGCCATATTTTAATAAAATTTTATAACTATAAATAGATTAATAATGTTTTTTTACTCTTTACGATTCTCTTCAATCCATTTATCTAATAAGTATCTTCTAACAAATACCGGCATTTGAAGAAAATCTTGGTAAGTAACTTTCATCAAATTATTTAAATAATAAAATTCGTCTATTTGATTTTTTCTATAATCAGAAGAAAGGACGAAAAAAGTCCACCCCAAACCCAACATTCACTGTCAGCTTTTCTCCGGACGGGGCCATAATTGTTTTAGTCATATCTAATCTAGGTTCGTTCTCATTCATAAAATTTCTAATGTATTTTGAATCAGCGATTGGCATTGATTCAACAAATTTAGAAATCATTGAAATATCTGTTGACCCATTAAGTTCAACAATTTCTTTTTGAAGTCTCCATGTAATTTTTGGAACAATTCTACCTTGAGGGTATGTTTCACTAAGCCGACTAATTTCCATTATTTCACCATAATTAAGAGGTTTTAATTTAACAGATGTTTGAGATTTTGGTAACATTAATGTAAACGTTCCATCATCATTAGGTTGTTGTCCTTCTATAATTGGTAACTCATTTAATAACACTGTAGTCTTAAATGGTTTTTTAGTTTTTGGGTCTGTAAGATTTAATTCCATTTCAGGACCAAACGCCGTGTTTCTTAAAAAAATTAATATTGATTCAACATCACCTTCAATTAATTCTTCAACTCTAAAATCTGGTTCATAAATTTTTGAACGTAATAAATTAATTGTTAAGTCTTCCGAACCTCCCATTAGAATGTTTTCATCAGAAGCGGTTAAATACCCTACTTTTAATGACTTTTTCTTATTTTTATAAAAGATTCCTTTTGATGGTAAGACCACCACATCATGTGGTAGTGTAAAATTTTGTTGTCCGTATTGTATTGATTGTTCATTCATATATAAAAAAATTAACCGTAAAGTTTATTGCTTTACGGTTAAATATAAATTAAATAAAAATAAATGTAAATGATATAAATATTCTAGTAAACTAACACACATCTATCCATTCTTAATGTTGCTTGAATATCAGCTAAAGCATCCTCACTATATCCTAAAGAACCAAAATTAACATCAGTTAAAAATGTTCCATAAAGAATCCATTTCTCAACAACAACACCTGTCGGGTCTAACATTTCTAAATCAATATCTTTCTTATATCCCGCAGCATAACCCATACGACCTGTAACTGATTCAGCATGTAAACGAACCCATTCCATAAGTGCTTGAGCCGCAGATGGTCCAATTGGGTCGCGGAATTTAACCGTAATTGGGTCCCAATTAAATCTACCAGCGACAAATGTTGATGTATTTAAAAATTGGATTTCAGTTGAACCAATTTTTATACTTGGTCTAGCCGCAGTCTCAACAAACCATTCGTTAATCCCTAAACTTGATGGGAACCTTAGTATAAATCGATTCTTTCTTTTTGGCTCATAAGGAATCGGCATTTTCATTAATAAATCAGCCATGTTATTTCAATTTTGTTTTTTTGTGTTTATATCTAATAAATATACTCTTGATTAAAATTTTTTCTATTTACTTTTTTTTTTAAGAAATTATTCTCTAGTTATATAACTTTTTAATACCTCCAGCAGTAGAATAAGTCTTAACTATGTTATCTGGTTTATCTTTAAAATGTTTACTCATTACTTCTACATTTTTAATATCATCATCTGAAAATCCTATTACTGGTTCTTCTGGTATGAAATTATTTGAAATCTCGTTTTTAATAAATGCTCTTTTATTTAAAATACCTGACATTCTTTTAATATATGATACAAAATTTTCCATTGCCTTTACTTTTAACTCTTCAGGATTAGCAGCACTACCTTCACCAAAAGTTACAGGATGATATCTATTTAATTCCAAATAAGATTTAATTAATTCATCGTCACTCATGTCATCTTCATCGACGAATGTTCTATATTTTTTTAAATTCTTAACTAATTCATCTTTATCAATACCACCAAAACCACTTATAATATAATTATAAATCGCTTTTTTTAATGTTTTCGGATGATGACCTCTTGCTGTGATAATTGAAAAAATTGAACCGTTATTGATTGCTTCTTTAAAGTCGTCAAAAGCTGGTCCTTTTCTCGCTTTCATAGAATCAACAATAAAATCTTTGTCCCCATCGGTTTTAAAAAATCTAAATGGACTTTCAGTGAAACCAACAATTGTTTCTCCTTTATATTTGAAAGGAGTTTTACCTACATCGTGTCTATATTCAGCAAAATCATCTGTGCTCATACCAATTTCACCACCGTCTTCTGTTTGTAACATAATTTTAGTTGGCATATGAACGATATTATCATCCCAATCAAAGGCATAATATTTCATATCTGGTGTTCCTTCTGGTTTAAATCCTTCTTTAAGTTGTCTTTTCATATTTGGCAAATAAAGGGGATACAATAGTACCCCCCAATAAGTTTATTTTTAAATGTTTTCAAACGAAGCACCTGTTGGTGTGATAAAGAATTCAATATCAATAAATTCTAATGCTTTCGTAGGTTTTAGGTAAATTTTTCCTGTTAATGTATTTCTATCCAAGTCTTCAGGTGATGATGAAACCGTTACACGGAAATCATAAAGACCTCTATCTCTTCTAATTGAATCTAGAATTGGATTAACACTATCTAAAAATTGTTGTCTAACGATTTGGTCATTTTGTTCAAATAATAATCTTACCGCTACCGCTGAAATTAATTTACGAGCTTGAAGTAACAATCTTCTTACATTTAATCTGTTAAGAGCCGTATCAGCAACTTGTAAAGTTTTATTACCCCAAATTACGGTTCCAACATCAGAGAAAGTTGCGATAGGGTTAATTCTACCTTGATACAATGTATCTCTATCTGTTTGTGTAAGTTTAACTCTCGCTTTAATTGAATTAACAAGACCTCTTGTGTAACCCGCTGATGCGAACCAAGGGAATGATATATTATCTGTTAATGCTAAGTTTCTACAAACTTCACCTGTTGGTGGTAAATAAATTTGAGTGTTATTTACAGTATCACGAGTTAATATCCAAGGGTAGTAAGTCGCAGTGTAATTAGAGTCAATTCCTGTGTTATCTAAATTATCAACAGCTTCTTGAGGATATATTATAAGTTGAGGGTTTGTTGAATCCGGATTATACATCGGATAATCAGGTGTTGTTGCAATATATACTGAATCCGCTCTTGAGAATTGAACCATATCAATAGCCTCTTCCACAAGATTTGAGTTATTTACATAGTCAATACTTGATGTTGCAAAAATATTAATATTTGTTGATTCAGGATTTGAAAATGTTAAAATACCAAGTAAATAAGCGTAATAATCAGTATTTGCAAAATCTTGATTGTTGTCTTGAACTGTAATTCTTTTAAACAAACCGTCTCCTGTTGCATTTGGATATCTTGATGATGATGACGCTCCTGCCAAGTATCCTGAAGCCCCTAATTGGAATCTATCTTCATTAGTTCTCCATTCTCTATATATATCCCATCCGTCAAAACCTCCCGCAAAACATACAGTATATTTTCTTGAATAAATAAAATAATATGGGTTTTCTTGTGTTTGTGGGTCATTTCTAAATTCTGCAACACCACATTCAAATGCGGTTTCTCCGCTTGATTTAGAACTAATTCCGATTGTTACAACAGTTGCACCTGAATCCATATGGAATCCTTTACTTACCACATTCCAAGGTCTTCCCTCAATTGCAGGATTAGTAACCCATCCTGAAGGAGTTTGTTTTCCTTTATAAGTTAAGAATGATTCATCAATACCATATTGTGTTGAAAAACCTAAATAACTTCGTCTTACGATATCTCCTGCCGATTCTATAGGTCCTCCTCCAGCACTTGCTCCAAATGGTGGATTTGCAATTACTTCACCAGGGAAATAATATTTTGTTTTAAATTTAGGATAAGGTGATGGGTATTCATCATAACTTAAATACTCTCTTTGAGTATATCCGTAAAATCCACAAGGTAATGCGTCTATCGGTGCCTCATCAGCCATTTCAACCATTACGTATTTAGAAATCAACGCAAATTCTCCATTAGAAGAACCTATTTTTTTCGCGATGAAATTATTTGACGCCGGGTCCATGTTACAATTTGTGAATTTTTCAATTACAATAGGATTTGCATCAGTATCAAAAAAGTTTCTAACAAATACATCAAACGACATATTATTGAATGATAAATTCGCAATTGAAACTTTAACTTCAGTATTTGCAGAATCTCCATCAGAAATTGATATGAACTTAAATAATTTATAAACTTTATTACCTCTCAATTCTGAAACCAAATAAGGTGTTTCCGGTGACTGATATCTTTCTAAATTGTATGCGATTGATGATGATTCTTGACTTCTAGCACTCGGTAATGCGATTAAGTTACAATTCAATCCTCTCACATATCCTTGGTTATAACCATAATTTAAAGAGTTTAAATAATCTTCTTCAACATAAATAGGGACATCAAATCTTGATTTACCAAAATTATCAACACCTAAAACTTTTGTTAAATATTTTGATGAAGACGCTAACATTGAAGTCTCAAATGAGAATACTTCATTATCTTTTGTTACACCTGATAATAAAAATGTTGCATAAGGTGATTTCGCGATATCCGAATATTGTCCGGTACAAATTAATTGTAAATTGTTTGGTACCCAAGTAGAATTATTATTGTAATCAATACCTACTTGATAAACAGGTCCGTGATTGATACTAGTTGAACTATTCTGATATAACGATATACCTCTTGACCGAATAGTTGCAACCACCATATTATTGTATTCACTATACGCAGTCCCTGTAAATAAATAAGTATTACCTGTTACGGTTCCGGTAAATGTGTTTGGTGAAACAAGTGATAATGTTGATACAGAATAATCAAAAGAATAACCTGTATAATTTCCTGTCGAAGAACTGAAATTTTCAAATTCAAAATTCGCATAAAACCAAACATCGTTAGAGTCTGATGTTAAATCATTATCTATGAAATCATTAACACAACCATATGGATTTTGAATTGAACTATATTGAGAAGTTAATATACTATAATCTGTTTCGGGTATAGCTCCGTAAATTACTGCAGTATTCGCAGACAATATAGGAGAATTCATTATGTTACCTAAATAATTATTAAAATCATCTTGTAATGTTGATGTACTCCCGTCTTGTTGTCTATATTGAACGTTTAAATTTGCTAAAACTTGAGATGGTAAACCCGAACCAAATGTAACAACACCTGATGTTGAATTACCAGTAAATGTTGCGGAAAATGGTGTTCCAACTGAAGGATTACCAATTGTAGTTGGGTCAACATTTGCAGTAACACTAATAGACCAAGAAGGTCCTGCATCATATCCGGATAAACCAAGAATTCTTGTCACAAATAATTGATTTGATTGTTGTAAATATGATTTAGCAATATATGCGGCCTCATATTTTGGTATTTGAGTATTTACGAATTTAACGGGTTCTGTTCCACCGAAATACGCTTGGAACTCATCATAATTAGTTATAAAAATCGGTTCAAAGGCCGGTCCTTTAATTGTTTCTCCCACTAATCCTAACGTAGTAACGCCCACACTTTGGGCTACGAAAGATAAGTCTGTTTCAGATGTATATACACCCGGAGATACGAATACTTTTTGGTTTGCTTGTGCTGTTGCCATTATTTATTAATTCTATACAGATTTATTTTATAGATAAATATTCTATATTTTACGAAAAAACTTTACTTTTTAATAAGTATTTATAATAGGTAGGAAAAAATTCTACCTTTTTTCTCACTATGAAAACCAAGAAAGAAATTAAAAATATTAAAATATCTCCTGAGTCTCACAACACACTAAAAAAGTATTGTGATAAGAGAGGTATTAAAATTTATAAATTTTTGGAAAATTTGATAATGGAAAACTGTAAAGAGAAGAAAGATATCTATGGTGAAGATTAAACCAATTTATTTTCAAAGACAATTAAAGCTTCTTGACTATTATTAATTTTAGTTATTTCAATTCTTAAAATGTCGTTGGTTGTAATTTGTATTGTTTGAGTATCACTACCAAAATAATTATCGTTTATATACACATCAAAAGTATCCACATTATCTGAATTTACGAATGTCATATTAGCTCTAAAATCAATTCTATCCACCAAAGTAGTATTGCCTGTTATAAATAAGAAATCAAAGTTAAAGGTATCCGGATTTTTCGGAAATCTATTTCTTCTTTGTCTTCTTGTTGAAGTATCCGCTTCAATTATTTGAGATACTCTTTGAATTGCGGGTTTAACCTCAAATTCTTCCTCATCAATTAAATAACCTAACATAGTAAAGTCATAATTTTGAACGTAATATTTTCTGGCATCCATTGTCATTTGAGATTCATCGGAAACATTATCCAATATTATCGGAACATATTGTCCTTTAATAAACGTATATGCTTGTCGTGACGCGAATGTTTGCATTACAATCTTATTCAATTGATTTAATTCTCTCATTCTGTTACAAATAATTTTAACACTATACTTGATATCGACAGGTACAGGTTGTGGTATTGTATAGATATCCATACCTTGTTCATTACCATTCCAAGTCGGAACCGATGCGTAATAAAATTGTTTTCTATTTGGTATGTTGTATTTTAAAGCAGGGTTTGACCCGTATTTAACTTCGGGACTTCTAACGACCGTTATAAATGGTGGATTTGGATTATAATCTAAATCTGTGAATTTATAGGTTTCAACATATTGAGACCAGTTTTGAGTGGTAATAATAATATCTACCATTGGAACTATTTCTCCTGCGGTAACAACCTTCAATTCATTTTTAACAAAATCCAACATACCTCTATCCAAATCCGCGTGTAACACCGATTTGGGTAAATAAGTCCCATCTTCTTTAATGTATTCCAATAATTCTTGTCTACGAGCAGATAATTCTTTTCGTGGGACTAATGGTAAAGTAGGTTTAACTAGTTTTTTTGGTAATGCCATATTTCTTAAATACCTTTAAATTCATCTTCCGAAACCCAGGTTGCGGTTATGGTACGATAAAATGGACGATAGCCACCGTAGGTATGTTTATTATCCGACTTAACATATCCGTCATCACTTACAACATAATATCTAACTCGGTCTTCAGATTCATAATACCCAATATAATCACCCAAGAATATTTCAACTCCCACGTCATCCAAAGTTTTTTGATAGATTGAGAATTTCATATTTCCAGGTTCTTTCTGTTCCACTCTTGAAGTACCAATAAATTTAGATGTTGGTGCCATTACTTGAACCATACCTTTCAGTTCAACGGGTGGTAAAAATTGAATTCCATCTTCTAATACTTCACCATAAACATTATCGGTCTTCGTTTTATATCTATCAATACGATATAGTACAACGGTAAAATTCATATCTCCTTCTAACCATTCTTTTCCCATTTCAATTTCCAACGAATAATCTTCACCTCCAAAAAATTTTCCTAACCTTGTTATTGGTACTAAATTATTTTGCATATTACTATCTATTTAATTGTTGTTTATACCAAGATTCAGAACTTAATCCTGTTGAAGTTATTACTACTTTCGCATTTAAAAAATTTTTAAGGTTTTTCTTAACTTCTTCATTCCATTCCATCCTTAAATTATCATATATTCTTGGATTTCCTTTTACTTTTAATAACGGACTGTCGTCAGGAAGAATATAAGTAACTGACATATAATACTCATCTTTATCTATTGGTGTTAAATCAAAATCAACAAATGATACTTCTTTTGGTTTGATTACCGATAACATTTTTCTAATTGCGTTTTCTAAATTTTCTTGTGACATTTTCATATATTGATAAATACTTTAATTTTGTTTATATTTAATACAAACTTTACTTAACGAATGGATATAAGTTTGGAAACAAAAGCAATGACTATTCTTGAAACCTATGAGGGTGGTAATAATTATATATTAGGATTAAAAAGAAAATCTCAAGTAAATAAGAAATTTTACCCTACAAGGAGTCAATCGGAGTATGTCATTTCATTTCACGATAAACAACCAAAGATTGCAAAAAAATGGGTAATATTAGATTCTTATTTCGCCCAAAAACTTGCCGACGATAAATTATACACCGAAATTCCTCAAAAAGTTTGGGTTGAGAAGTTGTTGGCAGATAAAGAAAAATCTTATCACATTTGGGGTAAAGTTTTTGAAAATGAAGAATTGTCCGATTTTTGGTTACCGAAAGGAGCCATCATTAAAGATAATTCAGTTCAAAATGTTGTTGTTGATTATTCAAAATATTCTCATAGACCTCCATTGGAACACCAAAAAGAAGCAATCCAAAAATTACTTGAAAACAAAAAGTTTATATTGGCAGATGATATGGGTTTGGGTAAAACAACCTCAACAATCATTGGGGCGTTAGAAAGTGGGTCTAAAAAAATATTGATTATTTGTCCGGCAACATTGAAAATTAACTGGAAACGAGAAATTGAAAATTATTCTGACAGGTCAATTTTTATTGCTGAAAGTAAAAATTTCTCAACGGAACACGATTTTGTTATTGCAAATTATGACATTATAAAAAATTTCCATGACCCAAAAAATAAAGAGGAGTCGTTAATTCTTAATTCCAAATTTGATTTGGTTATTGTAGATGAAGCCCATTATATTAAAAACGCAACCGCTCAAAGAACAAAACTTATTAATGACCTTGTTAAAAACACTGAAAGATTGTGGTTATTAACTGGTACACCAATGACTTCAAGACCGATGGATTATTTTAATTTATTGAGTTTGGTGGATTCTCCGGTTAGTAAAAACTGGATGGCCTATGCAATAAGATATTGTGCCGGTTATCAATTCAAAGTTGGAAACCGAAAAGTTTGGAATATTACAGGTGCGTCAAATCTTGAGGAATTAAGGGAAAGAACATCGGGAACCATTTTGAGAAGATTGAAAGAAAATGTTCTTGACTTACCTGATAAAATTATAACTCCGGTTTATTTGAAATTGAAATCCAAAGCGTATGAAGATGTGATGGGCGAATATTATGATTGGTATGATAAAAATCCTGAGGAGTCCAAATCTTTAACCGTTCAATTCTCAAAGTTAACAAAAGTTAGACAAATTATTGCAGATGAAAAAATACATCAAACAATTGAAATTGCTGAAAACATTATTGAACAAGGTAAAAAAGTTATCATCTTTTGTAACTTTACGGATTCTTTAAATAAAATTTTGGAACACTTTGGAAAAATCGCAGTTAAACTTGATGGGTCAATGTCTCAACACGAAAGACAATTTAGTGTCGACCAATTTCAAGAAAATGAAAAGATTAAAGTTTTTGTTGGTAATATTAAGGCGGCCGGAACCGGAATTACCTTAACTGCCGGTGAAGCGGCAATTTTCAACGATTTATCATTTTTACCTTCAGACCACGCCCAAGCCGAAGATAGAAGTTATAGATATGGTCAAAAAAATAATGTTTTGGTTTACTATCCTATTTTCGAAAACAGCATTGAAGGAATAATTTATGATATCTTAAATAATAAAAAACAAGTCATTGAGACCGTTATGGGTGACAGGGTTAATAAGGCCGACGCCGCGGAAGAAATCCTAAAAAGAATTAATGATTTGCGAAAATAGTAAATTACAGATTATTTATTATAAAATGAATAATCGAATTATATGAAAAAAACCGAAAAGAAAATTCAAGAACTTGAAAAAAAGATTCTCGAAAACCACATAGTTGAAGAATCCAAGTTATTGATAACTGAAATGAAAAAAATAGGGATAGAAAAATTACCTTACGCCTATTCAGCCTTGAAATCGTTTATCGATGCAGAAACAATGGAAATCCATTATTCCAAACATTATAAAGGATATGTGGATAAACTAAACGCCGCTTTATCAAAAAAGAAATATGGTGATTTAGATTTGGAAAAAATAATTAAAACAATCAGCCGTTTCGACAAAACTATTAGAAATAATGCCGGAGGTGCATTTAATCACGCATTGTTTTGGAATTTCCTGACACCTGAACCAACAAAATTACAAGGAGAACTTTATAAAAAAATCACAAAACAATGGGGAACATTCACCAACTTCAAAAAAGAATTTGAAAAACAAGCCAAAGAGCGTTTTGGTTCAGGTTGGGTATGGTTGATTTTAACTTCCAAAAATACATTAAAGATTATGTCTACTCCAAACCAAGACAATCCATTAATGAATGTGATTGAAGGTGGGGGATTTCCTTTATTAGGTTTGGACTTATGGGAACATGCTTATTACTTAAAATATAAAAACAAACGAGACGAATACATTACAAACTTTTGGAAAGTCGTTAATTGGGATTTTGTTACCAAGATGTATGAGATGAAGACAAAAACAAAGTTAATTGAATCTGAAATTAAAAAATCTGTTTTATTTGAAGGTCGTTCAGATTATATCAGAATGTGTACAGATGAAGATAACGAATTTTTCCAAAACCTACTTAGTAGAGAAGAAATAAGGTCAATCTATGGTAAAGGAATTTACCAAGCGTTATTTAAAGTTCCTTGGTTAGAATTTAGAAAAAAAGATTTATCAATCAACAGAATGCAAGGTTTTTATAAAGATGGGGAAAGACACAATATTAGTTACTTAGCGGGGAACCATAGAGCTTTTTGTATGATTGTTAAAAGTGTTAACGAAATATTAAAACAAAGCGGACAACCTAAAATATTTCTCAAAGATAAATCTCCTGAAGAACAAGTAGTAGGGGTTAAAAGATTAATTGATATTTTAGTTAAAAACGCACCAAAAATATTTGACGAAAACAATCCATTTTTTCAAGCAATCATGACAAACTTAGGACAGAGTATTATAAAGGGAGACAAGGTTGAAAAAGTTAGTGAAATCAGATTGTCTAAAAAATTTGGTCGAGAAAATGTCAAAATTGAAAGTGGTTTTGGTTTAGATACGGATGCTTCCGAAGGGTTAGATGGTACTATTAAAATTGGTGGTAATATATATAAATGTCAAATAAAACCTTATAAAACTTCTTTTATTGAAGATGGTAAACTTGTTGTGTTAACTAGTAGTACTGTTAGTAATTATAAAGTAGATTTTATGATATTCTCGAATACACAAAATACTTTAGTAATAAAAACCCAAAATACAGAATTAGGGGTTAATACATATATGTTTCCACCTGAAGATTTAATTTACACATTAACATGATATTTATAGATAAAATAATCTTATGTCAGTAATTCCAGAACCGGAAAGGTCAAAAATTTATACAAGAGTAAAACACTTATTGGGAGCACCAATTAGAAGTGTTGAGATTGAAGATGAAATGATGGATTCATTAATGGAACTATCTATTCAAGATTACGAACAATATATTTTGAATTGGTTAATCGATAGTCAATGGGTTAATTTAGTTAATTTGAATATGACTGAAAAGTCTGTTGCAAATGCTTTAATTACTAGGACTATGGATTTTGAACAACAATTTTCATATTCATATTCTAAAATCGTAGGCCTACAATCACAAGGCCCTTGGGTATTAAAGAAAGACTACATAATACTTGAACAAAATAAACAAGATTATGAAATACCTGCAGGTCGTGAAATTAATGAAGTATTATGGTTTAGTAATCAACCTTGGACAGCATTTGGACTTGGTGGTGTTGGTGGTTTTGGTGGTGTCGGTTTAGGAGCGAATGAGGCAGGGTTTGCTCAAATGGGATATCAAGGCTCATATTTTATGATGTCCGGATTTGACTATTTGATAAGAATGCAAGAAGCAAATATATTAAATAGAATACTTGGGGGTTCCCTTACTTATAGAATTACTGCATTACCGGACGGAAAGAAAAATTTACAACTTTATAACGCTCCGGGTAATAACTTTAATTGGAGTCAGTATAGTAACTATGTGGGTAAAGCGGTATGGTATTGGTATTATGATACTACACCTGATAGTAGAGCAGATTGTTTAAAGAACAATCCTGA